TATGAAATGTGGATGAATGAAATTAACCAGCATAAAAATAATACTGGCTTAACTCGTCCAAGTTCTTATATGGCGGATATGCATGTTTATCAGATGGACAAGAACGGTGACATTATCCAAGGCGGGGCCTATGACCTAAGAGGTTGTTTCCCAACTACTTTGGGTGCTATCGAACTTGACTATGGTGCAGAAAATACGATTGAGGAGTTTACGGTCGAATTCCAAGTGCAATATTGGGAATCAACAGGAACATCGTAAATCATCATAATAACTTAAGGAGCGTCGTAAGACGCTCTTTCTTAAGTGTTATAAATAATATTTAAGAAAGAGCGTTTTTAAGGATATTAAATGGCAGACCAGAGAAATAGTTTATTTGGCTTTCGCTTTACAAGAAAAGCCGCAGAAGAAAAAAAACCAGTATCTTTTGTAACAGATGCAGAAGATGGTGCGTTTGAAATATCCCCTAGTGGTGGCTACTTTGGCCAATATATGGACCTACAGGGAGATAAATTCACAAATGACAAAGAATTAATAATGAAATATCGTCAGATATCTTCATATCCTGAAGTGGATATGGCAATTGAGGATATCTGTAATGAAGCCATTACTGAAGAAAGTGGTGTTATTATTGAATTAAACCTTGATAAACTTCCTCGTTCTCCAAAAATTAAAGATTTAATACAAGACGAATTTGTTAATATTTTACAAGTACTTAATTTTCAAGGGTCAGCATATGATTTATTTAGACGTTGGTATATAGATGGTAGATTATTCTTCCATGTTATTATTGATGAAGGCAAACCCGATAATGGTATAAAAGAATTAAGACAAATAGACCCTATTAAAATTCGTAAGATTAAAGAGATTGAAAAGGTTAGAGACCCTAAAACAGGTGCTGACCTTAATAAAGAAGGTGAAGAGTTTTATTTATACCAAGATGAACATTTAGTAAATTCAGGCGAAGGTCTAAAAATTAATCCTGATACTATTATACAGTGCAATTCAGGTCTATTAAATGAAGAGCGTAATAAGGTCATTGGTAACTTAAACAAAGCACTTAAACCTTTAAATCAATTAAGTATGATGGAAGACTCTCTTGTCATTTACAGGATTTCGAGAGCACCGGAGAGACGTATATTTTATATCGATGTTGGTAACCTACCTAAGGGTAAAGCTGAGGAATACCTCAACAATACTATGAATAGGTATCGCAATAAGATAGTATATGACCCAACAACTGGTAACCTTAAAGATGAAAAAGTTCATCGTAATGTTATGGAAGATTTTTGGTTACCTCGTAGAGAGGGTGGTAGAGGTACTGAAATATCTACTCTCCCAGGTGGACAAAACCTTGGTGAAATTGAAGATATACAGTATTTCCAACAGAAGTTATATAAGGCTTTAAACATACCAATGTCACGTTTAACAGAAGCAGATGCGTTCTCAATAGGACGTTCATCAGAAATTACTCGTGACGAACTTAAATTCCAAAAATTTATAAACAGAATTCGTAACAAATTTTCAACACTATTCTTTGAAGCACTTAAGCGACAGCTAATCCTTAAAAAGATTATTGTGCCAAGCGAATGGCATGAAATCAAAGCAGGATTGCAATTCCAATATTCTAGAGACAACTACTATGCTGAACTTAAGGATTCAGAAATCCTTAAAGAACGTATAGAAATGGTACAAATGATGGACGAATATATTGGTTTATTCTGGTCTAAAGAATGGGTTCGCCGCAATATTCTTAAATTGTCTGATGATGAAATTAGGCAAATTGCTAAAGATAATAAGAAAGACCCACTTAAACCTGGGGATATTAACCCTGAAATAGCAAATTCTGCTATTTAATGCGGCATATTTCCTAGAAATAAAATTTTTTATAAATACTATACAGAAAGATTATGAGCACAAGAAATTTAATTGATAATATTAAAAAGGGTGACGCACAAAAGAGTAATAATGTTTTTAATAGCATTATGCAAGATAAAATACTCAATGCGTTAGATACACATAAACAAGAAGTTGCTTCAAAGATGTATGGAGCATCAGATGATACTCCAGTTGCAGAAGAACCTGCGGTGGAGACACCAGAAGGAGAAGAAGCAACAGATGAAAACGTTTAAAGAATCATTTAATGAAGTTTTAGAAGCTAAATTAAAGCTCCCGAAAGGTGAAAAGGTAGCCAAGGAATTAACCAAACTTGGAAGAAAAAAGAAAACTACAGCAGTCATTACAAGTAAATTTAATTTGTATATTGACGGTATAAAGCTTGACAAATATAAGTCAGTAAAAGCTGCTGAAGAAGGACTAAAAGATTTCATCAATTTAATGGGAGCATAAATGAAGCTAATCGCAGAATATACAGACCATTCACTTGGATATTCAATCCAAGAGGGTAAAAACGGCAAAAAGAGTACTTTCTTAGAAGGTATTTTTATGCAAGCCGAGAATAAAAATAAAAATGGTAGAATTTATACCAGAGAGGTTTTAAGTTCTGCAGTTGACAAATTTGTTAACGAACAAGTAATTACAGGACGTGCGGTAGGTGAGCTTAATCACCCGGATAGTCCTTCCATTAATTTGGATAAAGTTTCTCACAGAATTACCGAGCTCTCATGGGACGGTAATAATGTGATGGGAAAAGCACTTATATTAGATACCCCTATGGGTCAAATTGTTAAAGGTTTGGTTGAAGGTGGTGTTCAATTAGGAGTGTCAAGTCGTGGTATGGGAAGTTTGGATTTTAAAGATGGTGCCAATTATGTTAGGGATGATTTCATGCTTAACACTATTGATATCGTTCAGGACCCTTCAGCACCTAATGCATTTGTTAATGGCATTATGGAAGGTGTTAATTGGGAAGATGACGGTAGTGGCCATTTTATAAAAAGCCGAGCTATTGAAGAAGGTGAGATAGAAGTGAAAGAGTCTAAAGAGTGTTACTCGCAAGAGCAACAAACTGCAGGTTTTGAGCATTTCCTCTCTAAACTATAATCTCTAAAGGAGAAAACAATGTCTGATATTAAAGACGAAGTTGTTGAAGAAACTGTAGATGAGGTTATTGTTGAGGATACGCAAGTAGAAGCTCCAGAATTAGAAATTCCTGAAGCGCCTCTAACAGCAGCTCGTACAGTATCAGCAATTAAAGCTTCTTTGGCAGAAATGTCTAAAGAGGGCCTTGACGAAATCTTTGAAGCAGCCGAAAAAGCTAAAGCGAAAGCTAAGCTTGAGGATGACGATGAAGATGAAGATGAAGGCGATGAAGACGAAGGAGATGTAGAAGAAAAAAGCTCGAAAAAAGAAAGTAAAAAATCTAAAGACGAGAATGTAGATGACGAAGGTGATACTGAAGGTAAGTCAAAAGCTAAGAAGAAAAAAGTCAAAGCTGATGATGGTTCTGAAGGTGAAACTGTAGAGTCTAAAAAGACCCAAAAAGAGTCTTTTGAAGATGACGTCGAAGCACTAATTAAAGACGAAGACACATTGTCTGAAGGCTTTAAAGAGAAAGCTGCTACAATTTTTGAAGCTGCATTAAATTCAAAAGTAAATGCTGAAACAACAAGATTAGAAGAGCAATATGCTTCTGACCTTGATGGTGAAGTTGAAGCTATTAAAGAAGATTTGGTTGATAAGGTCGACGGCTACTTAACATATGTAGTTGAAAACTGGATGAAAGATAACGAAGTTGCAATTGAGCATTCTTTGAAGTCTGAAATTACTGAATCATTTATTAATTCACTAGGTCAATTATTTAAAGAACATCACATTAATGTTCCTGAAGATGCGGGAGATATTTTAGATTCCCTATCTGAAGAAGCTAAAGATGCGAAGTCTCAATTAAATGATGCTACTGAAAAGGCTATGGAATTGTCAGAAAAAGTTAAAGCTTATGAAAGACAAGACATAATCCGTGAAGCAACAAGTGGTTTAGCAGCAACTGAAGCGGAAAAGCTAAAAGAGTTAACTGAAGCTGTTGAAGCTGATGATAATGAAACTTTTGCAACTAAAGTAGCTACAATTAAGGAATCTTACCTTAATAAAGATACCCCGGTGAGCGATACTCCAGAAGTGGACGCTATTACAGAGGTAACACAAGAACCCCAAGAAGTTAGCGATAAAATGCAGACGTACTTGGACGCAATCAAGCGAACTTAATTAATCCATAAAGGAGAATTTTAAATGGAAGAAATTAATCAAATACAATTACAGGAAAAATGGGCTCCTGTACTTGATTCACAAGACGCCGGTAGTATTAAGGACGCTCACAAGCGTGCTGTAACTGCAGTTGTTCTTGAGAACCAAGAAAAAGCTTTCGCTCAAGAAGCACAGCTTCAAGAGGCGGCTGCTGCCAATAAAACTGGCGGTGGTGTAGACAATTGGGACCCAGTCCTAATCAGCTTAGTCCGTCGTGCTACTCCAAGCCTTCTAGCATTCGATTTGGTTGGTGTACAACCAATGACTGGTCCAACTGGTCTAATCTTTGCAATGAAGTCACGTTATAGCACTCAAGGTGGTACTGAAGCCTTGTTCAACGAAGCAGATACTGAATTTTCAGGCTCTCCTTCTGGTGACTTATCTACGCACTCAAGCGACCCGTTCGCTGCTGAAGATACTTCTGGTCCTGACTCAGATACTGTACACGAGTATCAACCAGGTTCTGGTATGGCTACAGCTACAATGGAAGCTGCGGGTACGAGTGGTTCACCGGCTATTCCTCAA